TCTTGGCGAGTTTGCTGGGCAGTAACAATCGTAGAGCCGCTAGACAAACGGTAACTACCAGCCTGATTAGTAATAGCTGGCGTCCAAGTCTGATAATCTTCCTGCGCAGACCAACGGATTAACAATGGATCTTGGATGGTTTGACCGTAATCATTTACGCCAAACGTCAGCACAAACCGCGAAGCATCCGAGACCATTACAAAATTACAAACAGAAGGACATTCAGCGTCTGTTTGATACAGTCCAGAACTAGTAGGTGAAAGTAACTTAGCTCTATCTGCAAACTGCAAATTGCCTGATCCAGAGTAATCTGGCACCCATAGATATAACGCGCCGCCGCGTGGGTTAATAATCAGGTACTCACCGTAGTTAGTCTCTGACCATATACGTGGTTGTTGTGCAATACCGTAAGCAGCAGACTGACCCCAACCAGTAAACGTGGAAGCGTTATACACAGCCGTATTTGCTGAGTGAGCAATAGCAGTTGTGCCGCTGTACCCGCGAGTCGCGCCAGTAAATGTTGTTGCAGTATTGCCGCTGTACGTAGCTAGTTCATCATTACCTATCATCAGAGTGCCAGTAGCATTGGCAAATCCTGTAGTAGAAGTAACGGAAATAGTAGTATTGCTGCTGTCTAGTGGAAGACTTAACTTAGTCTGGGCTGTACCGTATACAAAGCCGCCCCACAGACCTGCGCCCCAGCCAGTCAAATAACCAAACGTAGCCAAGCCGACGTTGATTTGATAAGCGGCAGTAACAGTACCACCACCAGTAGTAGATGCGTTTGCTGTTGTCGCCGCTGCAATTTGATATGAGTTAGTGTCAACATTGAACATAACGTATTCATTGTTGAGATCTAATCCAGCTACCGCAGAAGCGCCAGAAAAAGTAACATAGTCACCGTTAATGCCACCGTGCGCAACATCATTAACAGTTACTGTAGATGATCCACTAACAGTGGTGAACGGATTAGTTAATACTGCTGTCTCGCGGATAGGCGTAATGTCGTGATAAACACCGCCGCTTTCTACATAGTATTTAACATTAGTGCCAACACCAAGCAGGTTATACCCGCGCAGAGTTACCCAGTTCCACAAGGAACGAGCAGTACCTAAATATGTATTACCTGAAATGGGTGTCCAGCCACCTATCTTTTGAGGATAACCAGAACGAAATCTGACCTTATCGCACTCAAACCAACCGCCTTCGTTAGCAAGTGTCGTTCCTTCCCTATTAACGCCCGGACGTAGTTGCAGTTTTTGTAATGGCATTTTTATCCACCCAAGTACAAAGCGCGCTCATCACTGCGCCGATTAACCAGTCCTTTGAGTACCTTCCCGCCAGCTTTCGTATACTTCATAAACTCCTCGGCTGCATCCGCGTAATTTCCGCGATTGTGCTTCTGCCGTAAAGTGCTGCGTTGTAGTGTACCCAGCCCTACATTAAAACTAAATGAAACCAAAGCATCCATCCAGCTTTGGCGACCGCTAGCAGTAGGACAATAGGCCAGAACACCCCTGGCAAACCGCTCAAGGTCTTTAGCAAGTATGGCATCTATTTCTCCTATCGTAAATGTCCGGTTCCAGCCTGCCGGACAAGGTAAACCTACCCTGTCTTCAATTTTTAGCCTACCGTGGTTGGGGTCAATCACATGACCCACACCTATAGTCCACAACTTGGCTGGACATTGATACGGTTTAAATCGCACACCCTCATGGTGCGCTATCATCTTTAGCGCCTTGGGGTTAATCATTTACCAAACGCCCTGCCGCCAAAGTGGAAACTAATAATTGCAGCAAACAGCGCCTGCGTTTCGTCATCCCATAACTGGTTAGCTAGGTCATCAAAGTTCACGCCAGTGCTTAAACCTTTGTATGCCAGCACACCATCAATACCAACCAGCAGAAAAAAGAAACCGTAAGTAATTACAGGGCGTACACTAGCGCGCAAGTCTTTCATCCAAGTAGATGTGCCCTCAGACAAAGATGCGTCATGTGCGTATATGGCATTCATCTCCGCTTTTTGTGCGTCGATTAACGATACTTTTTCCGTAGATGCAGTTTGTGTCTTTATCTCATCTAACTTAATAGCTTCTATCTGTTGCTGCGCTGCGTATCCTGCGGCGGCTAGTTGCAACTCGCGTTCGGTCTGCATCTGCGCCAGTTTTAATTCGTGAGACTTATCTTGTCTGTCTTGGAATACGTCTAATATTTTGGGCAAGCCGCCCATCAAAAAGGAGACCAGCGTTGAAAGTAGTGTCAGCATTATTCCCCCTGTAATTCAAGCATTATCTTTGCGCGTAACTCACGCATCTTTCTTGTTTCTTCCATCGCTCTAGCAGTAGCGTTGTTCATGTCCATGTAAGCAATCCCCATCACTGGCAACACTATAACTAGCACAATACACAAGACCAAAACGGTGATGAGTAAACTCCACGGTATGTTTGGCTCGTTCTTATCAGAATCATCACCCATATAAACCACAATATTATGAACACGACCGCGAGTATTAACGTCATCTGCTCCGCGATTTTTCTTTTTATACTTGCCCGTCGCCATTGAGCCACCTGCTGCTTATATAGTTCTTGGCGTTGGACTTCAGCCCGTTCTGCTTTTACTCTGTCGCGCATTATTTCAAACTCTGTCCAAATCGCACCTAACTCCTTGGGCGCTTGGTACACCATCATTTCGCGCAACTCAGTTTCCAACCTAATCATTTCTTTTACTGCCATGACCCTGTTAAACGCTTCTTGATTCACGGACAACTCAGGGTCACGCGCTTTCTTAGTCTTTAACTCTTCTTCGTGTACATGCGTCTCTAACTGTTCATGCGCTTTAAAGAAATGACCAAGGTGTCCGCTTATATCAGCAACGACATCCTTGGCCTGTCCATACGCATCTACTAGCTCCATCCCTTGCGCTTTGTACTCCTGATACATCTCACAGCCTTTGCGTATTGCAGCGGCTGCGGTTCTTGCTGCGGCTAGGAGAGTAAGCGGGTCAATGGCTTAAATAGACTGCGAAGTTAAAGCGTTTAAGTCCATGCTAGGTGTAGCAGGGGTTTGCGCAGGAGAGACAAAAACGTTATTCACCTCGTCGAATACATCACCTATGCCAGCGTATTTGCCACGCATATTTCCGTTGTAGCTGGTTTGCTTCCATGTGCCACCGAATAGACGCTCACAGAATGCGGCACCGATATGTTCTTTCTCAACGCCAAAAGCGTCAGCCGTGTCTTTGTTATCAATGACAATGACTTGGATAACCACGTTGTTTGAATCAAGCTGGGCAAAATGTGCCATTACTCTTCTCCTAAATGCAATCCTGTCAGACTTTCATCTGATCCTATGTAACCTTTTAAAAACGTATTAAATGCTATGCTAATACGAGTATTGTCACCTTCTTTAGTCTGAACCATATGCGTCAGATGCGATGGGAACAAAATTAAATCACCCGCACCAACTTCAAACCACCAGCTTTCGCTGTTGTAAGGATTAAACTCAGCAGCGGGAATTTTAATTCGCTCGTAGCCATCTTTGTAAAAATAAATCTTATCTACCGCACGATCAGCTTGAGGATAAAACACACCAGACACTACGCTATTAGGGTGCGCGTGTTTATGATGGAATTGTCCTGCTTGCGTATAGTTAGCCCAACTTTGAGTTAGATACAAACTTACGTCAAACTTTGGTGCGTGTATTGCCTTAAAGTATTCAAGCATCGAATCTTCAATAAAGTCACGTAATTCTGTTAATTCTTTACTCTTTAATATCTTACGGTTTGCTGATGTTGTATTACCTTCGTTAGCGTAATGTTCCTGACCTTTAATAAATTCTAATTCCGCCTCAGTCAGATCACGACCAAACGCAAAGAAAGCAACCGGAGTAGGGAATAAATTATTTATATTCACGCTACAGCCTTATCGAATTCTTCAACATCAGCTTTCATTTTATTTAAATCTTCATCCAACCAGATTGTAGGAATACTGTCCTCAAACTCGCGTATCTTATTCATTACCCATTGCACTTCTTCCCAACTAGGGCAAGGCCTTGGATCTTCCCAACGTGTAAACGCCGTATTTGATATTTCCCATTTAGCATTAGGACGTAATAGCTGCATAGCTATATCTATTCCATACATTCTGTAAAGTTTAGTTTCCATGTTTATGCATTTAATTTAACTTAATAATTACAATACCAGAACCTCCAGCACCAGCAGCGTTATATGGAGATCCGGAACTTCCTGACGCGGCACCACCACCACCTGTGTTAGCTGTACCAGAATTTCCAGTTCCACCGCCACCACCCTTACCTGCCGCACCACCGCCAGTACCGCCTGGCGCACCAGTTCCATCAGAAGAACCGCCACCGCCACCCGCATAAGTTACAGATGAACCCGTAATTGTTGATGCTTGACCATTACCACCATTACCGCCAGAACTAGGGCCACCACCAGCCGTACCAGCAGCTCCAGCACCACCGCCACCGCCCGACATATTACTGCCACCATTACCACCATTAAATCCTTGATAAGCAACAGCAGGAGCACCATTACCACCAGCAGAAGGTTGACTTGGAGTATTGCCAGAACCAGCAGTTCCATTTTCACCACCGCCGCCACCAGAACCACCACTATTAGCAGTAGCAACTAAACGACCAGCCCCACCACCACCACCATTTGATGTAATGGTGCTAAATGAAGAATTACCCCCATTACTACCAGAAACTTCAGCAGCGCCAGCAGGGCCACCTGCTCCACCCGCCCCAACAGTTATTGTGTATGTATTTCCCGCAGTAACACTAAAACCAGTACCTGTTCTAAAACCACCAGCACCAGCTCCACCGCCACGGTTTACACCTCCACCACCGCCGCCAGCAACAACTAAATAATCAACACTAGTCACACCAGTAGGACATACAAAAGAACCTGATCCTTGGAAAGTTAAAATTGAACCAGCAGCTACCGGTAATTCATAACTTAAAATAACTACTCCTGAGCCGCCAGCACCGCCAGTACCAGCTAATCCACCGCCGCTATAACCAGAACCGCCACCTCCGCCGCCTGTGTTAGCCGTTCCAGAAGTTGCGGTAGCGGTTGAAGTAGTTGCTCCATCACCTCCGCCGCCAGTACCACCTGTACCAGCAACAGCAGAAGGGGTGTTATATGTAGATGCGCCTCCACCACCTCCGCCAGCATACGTTACGCTAGAACCAAAGATAGTGGATGCAGTTCCGTTACCACCGTTACCGCCGGGATATGGTGAGCTAGTAGAAGCATCACTTCCAACAACACTTGCGCCACCCCCACCACCACCTGCGCCATTCGCAGAACCGGGTGGGCCATAACCAGCACCGCCGTTACTTCCTTGAGATGGGCTAACAGAAGGGGTGTTTCCAGAACCGCCAGCAATTACACCTGAATTGTCAGCACCTGCACCACCGCCACCACTACCACCATTACCGCCAACTGCTCCATTACCACCGTAACCACCGCCATTAGATGTAATAGTGCTAAATACTGAATTACTGCCAGCAGTACCGCTACCAGTGCCTGATCCGCCAGTACCGCCACCGCCTACCGTAATCGTATAGTTATCTCCTGCGGTTACAGCAAAACCAGTGCCTGTTCTAAACCCACCAGCGCCACCGCCAGCACCTCGGTTACCCCCACCGCCAGCACCGCCAGCAACAACAAGGTAGTCAACTGTGCTAACACCAGTAGGGCAAGTCCAAGTAACAGACGAAGAAAATGCTTGAATGACTGTAATTTTTCCGCCGCCTGCTTTAGCCAGCGCTTGCATGATTTTTGTATAAGCAAACATCTATCAACCCCTATTAAGGTATGTATCCTTGGGCGTAGTTGCCGTACCAGTTTGCGCCATCAGCAGCAAACGTCAGTATGTCCATATTGTTTGCAGTAGCAGTAATAGTAGGAGCTGTATTGCCTACCCACTTAACACCAGTAAAAGTAGCTGTGTTAGTTCCAGCACCTGTTTTTAGGAACAAAATAAATGACTTACCTGCCGTATTGCTTGGCATAGTAAACGTACATGTAGCCGATAAGTTAGCTGTGATAATGGTACTGTTTGCAATATTTAAAGTAAAAGTACTACCGGTATTTACATAACCAGTTGTAATGCCTTCTGTATATGCATTAATTTGCGAGCTAACTAATGTCGAATTACTGACAGTTATGCCATTAGCAGAACCGCTAATAATTGTTACATTAGTGCTAGTCAGCCCATTAGCTGTCCCACCATTAATGGTTACGTTGCTAAACGTAGATCCATTTGAAGTTATGGTGCCGCTAGAAATAGTGGTATTTGTTAACGTTAGAGCGTTAGCCGTTCCACCGTTAATAACTACATTACCTAATGAAGAAACATAAGTTATTACGTCGTTTATGTTTGTACCATCATTAAATACAATTGAACTTCTTCCAGCAGGCAAAGTAAATGCTGTTCCTGTTGGTGAAGCGTTAGTTCCGTTGGAAATAATGACTGAGTTAGACAGACCGTTTGTTACTAGGTACTGTTTCTCAATCGCAGGAACAAACAATGTCTGTACGCTGGAAATTGTTCCAACTAAATTAAGCCGTAGATTACGCGCAGTTTGTGCAGAGTTTGTGTCTGTTAATGCTATCGCCGCGTTCGAACTGGCAAAAGTAACGTTGGAAGAACCAGTAATAGCTTCTTCAATGGCAGTCCCAAGGTTAGTATTCGTGGTATTACCCCACGTACCAGCCTGGTCGCCAGTGCCAATTAACTCAATCTTTAGGCTGCTATATGTGCTTGCCATGATTCTTCCTTACTAATAAGTATTTATGAGTGACCAATCTTCGGTA